TACATTTTTTTTCATGTATTAATAAATTTTTTTTTGTCATATAAATTTTATTACACTTTTTACAAATATTTTGGTTTAGGCTTACATTTTGTCCGTTTGGGCTTACATTTTGTTCATTTGGGCTTACATTTTGTCCATTTGGGCTTACATTTTGTCCATTTGGGCGTACATTTTGTCCAGTTTAATTATAACCTACATTTTTATTATTTATATATTTATTATTAGCATTTTAATAACATTTGAAATAAAATATATTGAAAATTAATAATTTAAATATATTTTATTTTACATAATAATTGAGAAAAAAATGAGTATATCGTATTATAGTAATAAAATAAAGTTTAAAATATATAAAATATTAACAGAAAAATAATATTTTTACTCACTCATTTGAGTAAAAAAATTAAAAGTCCAAATTTTTATAGAAAATAAAAAAAAATGTTTATTTTTCTTATTTTAAAAATAAAAAAATAATAACATATTAGTAATATAAAAATTAAATAAAAAAATAATAAAATTTGTAAAAATCATGCTTTTTAAGTTTTCATAATTCAAAATTATTATTTAGTATATAATTACAAATATTAAATGCTAAATCAAATGAAATCCTTTTTCTAGCAATAGTATTACTTTCTCTATAATTTGTTAAAAATAATGAATTATATTTTTGTCTTAAATTATTTATATAATTATTCATTTTTTCAACTAATATTATTTGGTTATTAATTGTTAAATTTTTATTTATACAAAGTGTAGCATAACTTCTTGCAGATAAATTAGGTGTATTATCAATAAATATTTTATCATTTTCAACTACTTTAAATCCTAATTTACTATTTTCATTATCATCAATACATTTTAATAATATATTTGTAATATTATTTTTATTTTTATTAGTAGCTCTATAAATTTTATAATCATTATTTAATGGTAAATTATATATTTCACCACCAATAGTATAATTATTATAATTTGTAAATTCAATAGTAAATGTTTTAAAATTTGGATAAATATTAATAGTTGTTAAATTATTAATTTCTTTTTTTGTAAAATATAATGAACATATTGTATATGTAGTATCATCAAAAACTTGTTCTTCAAAAATATTAATAATTTTAATAGAATATTTATTTATAAATTTTTTTCGTAAATTAATATCAGATTTTCTAACAGATGATATAAAATTAAGAGGAATAATAATAATACCACCTAAACATTCATCATTAATTAAATTAATTATAAAACATTTATATAAATCATTAGTATTATATAAATCATATAGTTCTTTATTTTTACTTTTATTTCTAGCTAGATAAGGAGGATTAGTTAATATAAATTTATCTTTATAAGATGGTGGAAATTTTAAAGTATTTTTTTTAATTGTATTTTCATATTTAGGATCAATATCATACAATTCTATATTATATTTTTCTTTATTATTAATAAAATCTAAAAGGTTGCCTTTACCAGCAAAAGGTTCAATAATAGTTTTAATATTATTAGGAATAAACATATTAGATAATATATATTTATAATTAGTAGTATAAAACTGACCTAATTCATTTTTAGACATTTAATAATATATAAATAAAAAAAAATCAATTTTTTATATAAAAATAGTACATTTCTTAATTTATTTTAATTTTTATAAAATGATTTTAAAATTTAAAAATAAATTAAGAAATGTACTATTTTAATTAATATAAGAATAAAAAAATATAAATATAAAATGAAATTAATAAAATTAATAATATTAAAAAGTTTATTTTATATAAGTTATTGTAATATAATAGAAAAAGTAGCAATAATTACAGGAGGAACAAGAGGAATAGGATATGGGATATCAAATTCATTAGCGAAAAGAGGATATAATTTATTATTAACATATAATACAAATAGAGAAATAGCATTAATAAGTAAAAAAAATTTAGAAAATAGATATAATATAAGTGTGGTATTAGTTGGAGGTGATTTATCAAAAAAACAGACAAGGGATTTAATATATGATATATATGATAATAGATATGGTGGAAAGTATGAATTAAGTGCTATAATAAATAATGCAGGACAATATATAGGAGTAACATCAGATAATTGTGAGAATTTAAATAGAGAATTATTAATATTAGGAGATGGATTAGAAGCGAATTATAATAATGATAAATTTAGAAGATTAAGATATTATCAAAAATTATATGGAGATGCATATATAGATATGTGTGAGAGAGGATTACATAGAATGAATAATAGTGGTTCATTAATAGGAATATCATCACCAGGATGTAATTTATTATATAATCCACAACCAGGATATGCATTACCCGGAATAGGAAAAACAATAATGGAATATTCAATGAGATTGATAGCATTAGAATCTGGAAAAAAAAATATAAATTGTAATGTATTAGTACCTGGTGCAATCAAAACAGAAGCATGGGATAATATAAAAAATAAAACAGGGAATAGTGGATATGAAATGATAACAAGAATGCAACCAATGGGAGAAATATTACCAAATGATATAGGAGAAATAGTAGGATTTTTATGTTCAAAAGAAGGGAAATATATAACAGGATTAAGTATACCAGTAGATAGTGGATTACATTTAAGAGCATAAAATTATAATTGTAAATCTTTTAATTTATCAATATTATCAGTGGATAAAGAATCTAAATAATACCAAGATTTTTTATTATTATCCCATTTAGCACCATAAGATTTAGCAATATTTTTTTTAGCAAAAGAAATATTAATATAATTTTTATTAGTATCATTACAAGAAGATGATACATCAGATGTAAAAGATTTATTATTATTTGATTCTAAATTTTTTAAATTAATAATATTTTCATCAGAAACAGTATTATCATAATACCAAGATTTTTTATTATTATCCCATTTAGCACCTAAATTTTTAGCATTATCTTTATTAAAATAAGAAATATTAATATAATTTTTATTATTATTATTATAAGGACATACATCAACACCGATAGCTAAATTGGCTAATTTATCAGCATTTTCATTACCAATAGAATGAATATCATCTTTATTAGTATGTGCAGAAATATGAATTAATTTAACATTAAATAAATTTTTATATAATTGGTGTGCTTTTTTAACTAATTCAAGATTAGGAGGATTTTTATCATTAGAAGTTTTCCAATTATTTTTAGATAATTTATCACCATAAGATGAAGCACATTTAATAACATATTCAGAATCAGTATAAATATTAATTTGTTCACCTTTAGTAATATCATCATTAAGAATATCAAAAACTTTAATAAAAGCAGTTAATTCAGCAATATTATTAGTATGTTTATTACCATCAATTTTTTGAGATACATTACGAGGGTCATTATCAGCAAAATAAATACCGTAACCACTTAAAGCATTAGGTTTACCATTATTAGAACAAGCACCATCAGTGTAAACGTTAATCATTATAATAAAAATAGAGAATAAATATAATCATTTTTTTTTAGAATTGAATATATTTATTAAAAATAATTAAATTATCAAAATATTGATCAAATAAATATTTATTTAAATAATTAGGTCTAATTTGATTAAAATTATTAAAATAATTGTTAACATCATAATAAATATTATTTAAAATAGGTGTAGTAATATTATTAATAATAATAGAAGTATTTTTATTATCAGATAAAATATAATTAAGAAATTTTAAAGCAATAAGAATAAGAACTCTAGAAAGAATATTAGAATAATAAACGGATTTATTTAAAATACTATAAACAATATTATTAACTAATTTAATGCGATCAAAATTAAGTTTTCTTTTTTTGGTAATTTTTTTAAATTCGAAAGTATTTAAAATATCAATAAGAAGTTGATATTTTTTAATTTTAATAGAATAAAATATAGAAAATAAATCAAAATTACATTTAAAAATACGAATAGAATTATCAGATTTATAAATATTTAAGTAAAGATTAAAATTATTAGAATATTGATTTTTAGAAGGTAAATTAGTATCGATAGGTTTATTATTTTTATAATCATAATAAATATAATTAATACAAGAATAATCAAATAATTTAAATAAAGTATATAATTCAATATTATTATTATAAAGTTCTTTATCATCATGATATTTTAATTTAAATAAATTATAATAGAAATTAAATAAAATATTATTATTATTACGAACAGAATCACTTATAGCATAAATATTACCAGTAATTTTATATTTAGAGAAAATATTTTCAAATAATTTAGTAGTAGAATTAATAGATTTATAATTAATAAGAGAAGGGTCAGAAGGAACAGGAATAGAATAATTAAAAATGTTATCACAAAGTAATTTTAAATGATAAATGGAATAGAAACTATTTTCAATAGAGAATTTAAAATCTAAAGTGTTATGTTTATTAAAATTATTAATAATAATAGAATTAGAAAATAATATAAAATGATATAATTCATTATTGAAATATTTAGAAGTGGAAGCGAAATTAATAATAGAAATAAAATCAGAATTAAGAAATTTAATAATATTATAAATACAAAGGAAATCTAAATTATTAATTGAATAATTACAATAATTATTATTAACTCTATGAGAATAATTTAATTTTAATTCAGAATTTAAATTTTGAAGGAAATCAATAATATGAACTAAATTATTAATATTTTTAGAATTATCAATACAAGTTTTTTTGATTGAAGAAGTAATATTATCAAGCATAATAATATGATAAAATAAATAAATATATAAAGAATCAGTTTTTTATAAATCTAATTTATGTTAATCTTTTTCTTTTATTAGTATCATTAGGATTCCAAGATATATATAAAATATTATTATTAGGTGGTGCTAATATACTAACAAATAAACCATTTTTTTTTAAAGCTTTAACAATATAATCAATACAATCAAATATATTATATAATGGTTTACCGATAATGACATAAGGTATTTCAAAAAATATACATTGACCACCTTGAATAGCAATTTTTTTAATTTTATCATGACATTTTAAAATAATTTCATCAAAAATATAAGTTTTTTTTTTATCTTTATTATTTTTATACTGATATAAAGAATCAAGAGAAATTTGTGGAGGCATTTTATTAAATTATAATATAAAAAAAAATAAATAAAAAACATATTATTTAGTTAAAGAAACAGATTTTTCTAATTCAGAAAAACCACCAATAAAATTTTTATCATAAAAAATCATAGGCATAGTAGCATATTCATAACCAATTAAATCAGTCATATAATCAAGAAATTTATTTTTATCTTTAATAGAAGTTAAAAATTTATCACAATTAATAGTATCAAAATCAATATTATATGAAGTTAATAAATCTTTAGATTTATCACAATAAATACAATTAGATTTAGAGATAATAAGATATTTATTAGGAGATATTTTAATTTCGTTTAAATCAGAAGAAGAATCAATAGTTAAATTAGAATAATTAGACATAATAAAATAAATATAATAAATTTTTAAATAAATTTTTATAAATTAGCAGTTTTTTTAAACCAATTAACTATAGAAGACACTTCACGAGGTCCTGACCATTCTGAAATTTTAATATTATTTTTATCAACAATTTGAATATGTGGAAAACCACCAATATTAAATTTTTCAACAAGATTGTTATAATTAGGATTATTAGGACCAATATGTAAAGTATATCCGTTAAGATTTTTTTCAATATTATGCCAAATAGGTTTAAAATCTTCACAGTGTCCACAACCATCCATAGAGAAGAATTCTAATTTATAACCATTATTGTTAGAGAAATTATCGATTAAAGGTGGAGAATCTAGAACAAACATATAAATAGCTATACCGATTAAAATAATAAGAATACCTAAAAGTACAATAGTAGTAGTATTATCAAAAAAATCATTATTAGATTTTTTAGACATATTATATATATTTTCTAATTATAATAAAGAAAAAATAATTATAAAAAAATAGTATTATTGAATTTATATATAAAATTATAAAAATTTAATAATAAAGATTTAATTTTATAATCAATATTATAAAAAATAATAAAATTAAAATTATG